GCGTCATTCATTTTTGTGCGCGCAGCAAAGGCCGCGCGCTCGGCGCTGTCCATGAAGTCGAACTGCACCTCGTCTGTCTCGCGCGCCTCGATATAGGCCATCAGTTCGGCGACTCCACGGCAGACGCCCGCCGTTGCCGGCCGGTTGTTGGCATAAAACGCCAACAAAAAAGCCGCCAGCATGGCGGCTATGACAAAGTGCCAGAATCTGTGAATCATCAGCTCAACTCAACGCAGAAAATATGAAACTAGTCGCCTTATCAAGTCCCGCTCCCGCCAACAGTAGCAGTCCAACGACCACTACCCGTGCTCCAAAAAACGCTCCTCGCCCCCAGGCCGTTTGACGAACAGAATCTGTTGTCAGCTTATCAAGTTGTCCCCCCATTCTTTTCAAGGCTCGCGTATTTTGCTCCATTAAACTTTCTATTACAGCAGTTCGCTCGCGAAGATTACCAAAGTCCGCCAGACACTCCTGATTTTTAATGCACTGATGAGTCATAGTTATTCGCCGCCGGGGTATGCGTTTGTTTCCGTCAACGTCTTTTCTACGTCGTCAATCGTAGCACCCAGAGCAGCATCATAGGCAGTTAAAATCGCATACATTTTACCGTTTTGCGATGTGTGCACTACCGATTGAACATTATCTTCAATTGCCCTTACCAAAATATCTACTACTCGCTTATGCCACTTATTGAAGTTGTCAATGAACGCGCCTGATATCTCTTCTCGCCTCGCATCTGCAATATAATTTGTAACAGTTTCATTTAGGTTGTGAGACAACAAGGTATGCATCTCAGAGTCCGACAAGGCGTTAAAGTCTGTGCTCTTAACCAATTTTTTCAGACTGTCTTGGAAAGCAGCGAACTTAATCGTTAAGAATTTCTTAGCCGTTGCTGTGACATTTAATTGCGGAATAACGAGTTGCAGCCAAGTGTCTGCGTGGGTAAAAAGCGAATGATTTAGTAGCACAGTTTGGTTGATTTCACCTGATGCTAATTCCTGTCGCTCAAGATGATTCTGCACCAGCATGACGCCCATAGGGCTGAAACCGGTGATGGCCGCCACTGCAATCATGGCAACATTTTTTGTTAGAGTCATAACGGCGTAGTCGGCCATGTTACGTCAGCAGGATCAGCGGTGTTTGCTGGAAGATCACGCAAGGCTTGGCGGTAGTCTTTCCACGCCTGATTGCCGCGACCAGCCGGTGCGTCTGCAAGGAACCTGTCGTCACAGTCTTTCAGGAGTTGGTCGCGTGTGTTGCGTAATTGTGCAAGGGCGCGATCATTTGCGCCATCGGCCCATGCTTGTTCTTCAGCATCTCTAGCTGCATTCTCTGCTGCGGTTAGTTCGATTGTTTGTGAGCCGTTTGGCCCTGCTACTATTTTAGTTCGTGCCATTAGCATTATTCCTTTATGCCTTCGCCAGTTTATATAAAGAGAAAGTCCCCGAAGTGATATTTCCACTACTGGATATAATACGCAGCCCTGTCAGAGTAGCTGAGATGCCGTTCAGACGCTGGAACCCTGAGAAGCCACGCTTATCACCACCGCTGTCTTCAGCAGCAGAACGTAAGTAAACGAATTGTTTATAAGTGGTTTCTGCATCGGCGTGGATAATGACATCACCACTCACACCTTTTGACGAACTGTTCCACATACTATTAAACAATGTTGCAGTGGTAGGATTTACAGCAGCATACGAGGTTGAATTTGTAGCCAGATTAGATAAGTGGCCATCGCAGGCCCCGAAGAACGTCGTCCCATTACTGGAGACTTCTATCAACAGATTGGTGGCGGTAGTTGCTGGGATAACTGCGGTGAACTCCAGCAGGAAGACATCATTTGTTGAGGCGTCAATCCCTGACGTAAAGTCTATAGAAGAATTGTCTGATGCGGCTACGGAACTAATCAAAGTCCAAGCACCACCAGCAGCATCTTCAAAAGCACAAACAGCACCCGCTCCAGAACTAGTCAAAACTTGACCATCAGTTCCTGTCGCTACTGCAACTGGATTGCCTGAAGCATCATAGCTAATAATATTCCCATCTGTTCCCGCTGCCATCTTGGCAAGAGTTACAGCATCATCAACAATCTTGTCGGTAGACACACTCGCGTCGGGAGGCGCACCACCTTGTACTAAATATCCCATTAGAGTTTACTCCTCTACTGGCTTCGTGGGCCAAGTTACATCTGCATAGATTGTGTTTGAGGCAGGTATATCTCTTAATAATTGTCGATAGGTTTTCCATGCGTCACTCATAGTAACATCACCAAGAGCCATCCAATCTGTTTCTGCTAATAGATTATCTCTATGTTCTCGGATTGATGTCATCTCTCTGGCTGGCTGCGCGAGTTCTGCTGCCGCTTCTACTGCATCGGCTGCTATTTCTTCCTCTGGTGTAAAGTCTACCTTCACACCGTCAATTAGATGATGTCTCATGCGTTTGCCCTCCGATATAGCTTAAACACTCCTGAAGCGATGTTCCCTGTTTGCATTGAGAACTGAATAGCTGTATGTGCTTCGGCTGATGTATAATGTCCTCCGCCAGAACCAGTCATTTTGGTTGCCCCGTTAGTTCTAAACCATCCATCAAGAAGCCAGTAAGTATCTGTAGCAGCAGCAGGGTCTACTAAGTTAAAGTTGAACATTCCTGACTCGTCTGTGGCAGTTCCAAGACTATCTTCTGTGATGCGTATATATGTTGTGCTTTCGAAACCGCCAGCAGAGCCACTAGCGGATATGGACGCCGCATGACCTAAGTAGTTGCTTGTTCTATAAGTCGGCCCTGTGATACCTAGTAGCGCCTGTAGATATTTATCGTCTGTACCGGGGATAACCCCCGCCATAACTACCCTATAATCATAACCGGTTTCCATACCTGTAAAGGCTACAGTAGCGCTGGCAGAAGCTGTTTGAGTCGATACGAACTCCCATCCACCACCACCAGCAGCAGCCGCTGAAGTCCAATTTGTTCCATCCGAAGTCAGTAGGTTTCCTGATGTGCCGGGAGCTACGCCGTCTGTGCCACCAACACCGCTTGTTACAACTGTTGTGGCCATTAGAGTTTGCTCCTCTCAGCATTTATCAAGGCGTTCTGAGCCATCCACCAGCCGCCTGTTTCTGTGCCATCTAAATGTTCGCGTAGTCTGCGCGGGGTCATTTCGGCTTCTAGGCGATTGATTTCAGCTTGTGCTGCTCTGGAGGTTGCGCCATCGGCCCAAGCCTTCTCTTCGGCGTCCCTAGCAGTTTCTTCTTCTGCAGTAAAAGGGACTTTCACCCCATCAATCATATGATGTCTAGGCATGTGAAATCCCCCACGTAGTCATGCGGCCTGATGTTATATTGCCACTGTTAAATTGGAAATAAACACGATCTACTGTAATCACAGCCAAACGTATTCCACCACCACTATACTGCTTTAGAACAGGGTTATGGGTGTAGCTAACAGATTGGAAAGTGACTAGGGGATATACAGAACTATCCCCCGGCTGGTGCAACACAACCTGCGCCGCCCAACTTTCTCCAGTTCCGGTTCCGGTAATGCCACTTAAATCTATCTGGGCTGCCGTCAGGGCTGCAGAACCTGCAGGAGTAGATGAGTCCGCGGCGTTACCAACAAAGCAATAAGAATAATCACTAGCACCACTATCCACCCCGCTACTATCTCCAAGACGAAAATACGGCTGTACAGCATCATCGGCAGCGATCATGTCTGCAAACTCAATGACGTAAGTGTCATAAGTGCTATCAAGGCCCGTCTGTGTGAGGCTTGCACTTGCTGACGCAACTTGTGTACCAATTAAAGTCCAAGCACCACCACCAGCAGCAGCAGCCTGAAACGTCGGAGCAGTACCGGCACCATTACTCGTTAGGATTTGACCGGAGTCTCCAGTGGCAACCGCCGCAACGTCGCCGTTCGTGTCATAGCTGATCAGATTGCCGTCTGTTCCCGATGCCATCTTGGCCAGGGTTACAGCATCATCAGGCACCGTACCAACTGCATATGTCGAACCGTACTTCGCTTCGATCTTGAGGGTTCCCGTTGGGATGGCAGTGTCAAACGTCACCGTGGTAGCACTGACACTGTATGTGTCGTGGTGCTGCGTTACACCATCAAAGGCGATGACCAGATCATTCTCTGTGCCGGGGTCAGCCGTCAATGTG